CTGTTTGGGGGAGTAACCTACAAATCTGCTCCCCCAGCAGATTCTATTAAAATGAAGATCTGAGAGAAGGTTAGGATCGGAACATTTAGGGAATATAATGAGAACATTAAACGACTATTTTTTACATGCTGAAATTGCTGACGTCAGCACAGCATCATCAACTTTTGTACCAGTACCTGATTCAGGTAAAATTATTAAAATTATTACATCATTACAGGGAGCAATCTCTGGTGGTAATGCAGCTATATCTTTTGAAATAGGTGGAACTGCTGTTACTGGTGGTGGAATTACTGTTGCACATTCAGGTTCAGCAGCTGGTGACGTAGACACAGCAGAACCTACAGCAGCAAATGATGTCCAAGAAGATGGCACTATCGAAATGATAACTGATGGTGGATCTACTGGAGCTAAAAAACTTAACGTAACTTTTGTAATTAGAAGATAAGGAGTAATATGTCACATTTTGCAATGAGACCTGTTACTACACAAAAAGTTAATTCATCAGGTTCATCGGCAGCATCATCAGCTTTTGGAGCTAACGTAGAATATGTTAGAGTCATAGCAGATGCTGATTGTCATATTGAATTTGGTGTAGCTCCTACAGCAACTAATGCTAAGATATTTTTAGCATCTAAATCTGAAGATTACTTCAAAGTATCTGAAGGTGAGAAAGTTGCAGTTATAGGATCTGTAAATCTTTACGTAACTGAATTGACAGAGTAATGGGAAAAGTTCGATCTGTAGAATACGATGGTGGTATAAAGACCAAGTATATTCAAGAATCAGATGGTAAGCTAACTATTAATAATCAACAAGATGTAAATCCTTTGTTGAAAAGAAATAAGGAGCTTTATAATCATGATAGTGGATACTTGTCTAAAGCTAAAGAAATGAAAAGAGTAGCTAGTGTACCTCCATTAGTGCTACAGATCTGGGCGAAAGAGTACAATGGTAGCAATAACTGGTTTGCTTTACCCAAAGAGATACAGAAAAAAATTATGAGAACTAAACTTAATAGTAATGAGTTTAGATATTTCAGAACAGCAGAAGGCAGTTTATAATGGCACTATCAACATATACAGAATTAAAAGCATCAATAGCAAACTTCTTAAATAGATCAGACTTAACAACTGAGATACAAGATGACTTTATTAAATTAACAGAAGCTGACTTCAATGCTAAACTAAGAATTAGACAAATGGAACAGCAAGATGATTTAACAATCAATGCTGAACAAGTAAATGCTCCTACAGGTTTTTTAGCTGTAAGATCATTTTATATATTAGATGCGTCTACTAAATATCCATTAGAATATATTACTCCACACAATATGTTTGAGATTAAAGGTGGATCAAGAACTGGTAGACCTAGAACTTATACAATAGAGGCAGATAATGAAGTGGAAAAATTTAGGTTCGGTCCTGCTCCTGACACTAGCTATACTGGTAAGTTATCTTATTATAAAGCTATCGGAGCACTTAGTGATACAAATACAACAAATTATATTTTAAATAAACATCCAGCAATATACTTGTATGGTTCGTTATATCATGCAGCTAACTTTCTTGGTGGAATAGATCCAGTACAATTACAACAATGGTTACAAATGTATTCTACTGCATTAGAAAGATGTGAGAATAACGATAGACAAGATACATATGGAGGATCACCTGTTACACAAAGAACAGATGTTCAAACAGACTTATCATTTTATAGGCAAAGATAATGCAAGTACCTTTTGGAGAATGGCTACCTGATCAACCTGAACACTTGAAACCAGGTGCTAATGTAGCTACAAATGTATATCATACATTAAACACATATAAAAGATTTCCATCTTTAGTAAACTATACATCAAATAATGTTGGTGCTAATGCTAGAGGTGCAGGTTCATTTAGAGATAACTCAAATAATATCTTTAACTTTGTAGCAACAAATTCAAATATATATCAGTTAGCTACAGGAACATTTACGTCTAGAAAATCTGGACTTACTGGTACTAATACAGATTACGTTACATTTACACAATTTGGTAATTATGTAATTGCAAGTAATGGAGTAGATGCACCACAATATTATTTAATGGGAACATCTACAAACTTTGCTAATCTTAGTTCTATAGTTACAGCAGGAGCATTACCTACATTTAGAGTATCAGGAGTTATTCGAGATTTTTTTGTTACAGGTAATCAACCTACAAATACAAATAGAATACAATGGTCAGGTATTAATGATCTTACTACATGGACAGGTAAACAAGCAGACTTCCAAGACTTGCCTGGATCAGGTGGTAGAATAGTACATATTACATCTGGTGAGATAGGATATGTATTTAGACAAAATCAAATCATTCGTATGGACTTTGTTGGTGGAGCAGTCGTATTCAGGCTATCAGTAATATCACCAAACAGAGGAGCTGTTTATGGACAAACAGTTTGTCAAGATAATAGAAATGTATTCTTTTATTCTGATGATGGATTCTATCAATTATCAGGAGATACAATCTCACCTATTGGTGTAGAAAAAGTAAATAGATTTTTTGATCTTGATCTTAACAAAGCATATGTAGATAGAATTAAAGCAGCTGTTGATCCATTCAATCAGTTAGCTATGTGGGCATATCCAAGTATTAATACATCACCTAATCAATCAGGTTTATGTGATAGAATTATTATATACAACTATGCTACTAAAAAATGGTCTTTAGCAGAAGCTAATACAAGTGTAATATTTCCACAATTTGTTGGAGCTTTTACAGTAGAGTTAATGGATATTATATCTCAAAACTTAGAAAATATTAATGCAGCTCTTGATACAGACTTTTGGAATGGTGGACAAATGTTTTTAGGAGCTATAGATGAAAACTTTAAAGCAGCTATATTTTCTGGAAACTCTAATGAGTGTGAAGTAGAAACAGCAGAACTAGAACCTTTTCCAGGACTAAGAGCTAATGTTACAGGAGTTAGACCAATCGTAGATGCAGTATCTACATTAACAGTTAAAACTAAAGAAAGAGTAGCTGATGATGAAACTGAATCTACATCAGTAACACAAAATAGTAGTGGTATGAATCCAGTCAGAAAGTCTGGAAGATACATTAGAGCTAATGTTAAAATACCATCAAAAACAACATTTACTCATGCACAAGGAGTAGATTTTGTATTAAGTAAAGCAGGGATAAGATGAGTGATACTAATGATATAGATAACGTAAGGTATTCGTTTGAGTCGCAAGAATTTTTTCAAAGACAATTAGAACAAAGTGTGAACGAATTAATTAATAAAAATAATACAGAGAATGACAAAGCTTTTGCTTGGTTCATGAGTTAGGAGAAAAATGGCAGGAATAAAAGATTATAGTACAACAGCTAGTAATAACAGCTCAGTAGGAGGTGTTAATATAGCTGAAGGTATGTTACCTTCTAACATTAACAACGCCTTCAGAGCTATAACAGCTGATATTAGAGAGTTTTATAATGACTCTCAATGGGTAATTTATGGTGATGGTGATGGATCACATACTTTTGCATATGTAAGTGGAACAGCATTTACAGTTGCTGGAGCTAACGTAACAGCATTCTATCATGCTGGTAGAAGGGTAAAAGCTGTAGGATCATCTACAGGAACAATAGTTGGAACAATAGCTAGTTCATCATTTTCTTCAAATACAACAGTAAACGTAACTTGGGATTCAGGATCTTTACAAAATGAATCTTTAGTTATTTATGTAGGTATTTTATCAAAAACAAATAACTCAATACCAACTGGTATTATTACAGCATCAAGTTTATCTTCAGGTTTATTAGTAGATGCTTCATCACAATCAGGTAGCACACCTGATGATTCAACTGTATTTACAACATCTGCTTCTGACGCTAGATATTTTAGACAAGACTCTACAGAAACAATAGCATCAGGAGATGCTTGGAGTAACTCAGATACTAAAGTAGCAACAACTGCTGCTGTATCAAACAGAATTATAGACATCGTTGATGATGTAGGTGGATTTGTACCAATAGCAAACGAAACAAGTTTTCCTAATGCTAATCCAGATGTAAACAAT